TCCAGCAGGAAGCCTAAACAGATTATTGGTTGAGTTGGCATTAGCCACACAAATTCCAATGAGCGAATGGGTTGATTCAGACGACATTTTAACAGCTATCGAAGTATTGGAGCAGAGGTATGGCAAGTGAAACAATCGCCTACAATAAAAAAGACCTGCGCGATATTTACAAGGCTTTCAAACTTATGGATGACCAAGCTACTGACGAAGCACGCCGTCAATCTGCTGCTCTGGCGTATTTTGCATCTGAAGAAATTAAACAAGCAGCTGGACAAAGAACAAAGGCTGGCAAAGTTGCGCAAAGAGTCGCGGATGGCGTTAGCATCTCTAAATCAAGCAAGATCGGTGAATTCAGTTATGGATTCGCACGCCAAAAATTTTCAGGTGGTGCTACTACACAAACCCTATGGGGTGGTATTGAGTTTGGTTCAAATAAATTCAAACAGTTCCCTGCATATTCTGGGCGGTCAGGTCGTGGATCTCGCGGATGGTTCATTTATCCAACCCTTCGCAGAATTCAGCCTGAATTGATTAACAAGTGGGAAGAAAGTTTTAATCGCATCATTAAGGAATGGATCTAATGGCAACCGGTAATAGAACTTTAAAGTTATCAATCCTCGCCGATGTTGATGATCTAAAAAAGAAGTTAGGCGAAGCCGACAAGGCTGTCGAAACTAACTCAAGTCGAATTGCAGATTTTGGAAAGAAGGCTGCTGCTGCATTTGCGGTCGCTGCTGCTGCTGCCGTTGCGTATGCTAGCAAATTAGCCATTGACGGGGTCAAGAGTGCGATAGAAGATGAGCAGGCACAGTTAAGGTTAGCCAATGCCTTAAGACAAGCCACAGGGGCAACAGATGCCCAAATAGCGGCAACTGAGGACATGATCCTTCAGACTAGCCTTGCAACTGGCGTTGCCGATGACCAATTAAGACCAGCATTACAAAGATTGGCAGTATCTACAAAATCAACTGAGGAAGCCCAAAAGTTATTAACCCTTGCTTTAGATATTAGCAAAGCATCAGGTAAAGATTTAGAAACTGTCACAAATGCTTTAGGTAGAGCACAAGATGGAAATGTCACTTCACTTGGTCGATTAGGTCTTGGCTTATCAAAGGCTGAATTATCTACTTTAACATTTACTGAGGTTCAACAGAAACTTGCTGATCTTTATGGTGGCGCAGCAGCTACAAATGCCGAAACCTTTCAAGGAAAGATCGATCGCTTAAAAGTAGGATTTGATGAAGCTAAAGAATCACTTGGCACAGCCTTATTNCCTGANATTGAAAAGTTTATTGGATTCTTAAATGAAACTGGCATCCCAAGCCTAAATGCTTTTATTGCAGGATTAACTGGAGCAGGTGGATTAAATCAAGGATTTACCGAAACTCAAAGAAATGCAGAATCTTTTGGCAGAGCAATTAGTGTCGTGGCTGGAATCATTTCAGGATTTATTACATTCTTGCGTGAGGCAATTGGCTTAGTCGTATCTTTAGCCAATGAATTAATCAGAGTTGTAAATATCATTCCGGGTGTTAATGTGGGTTCATTACCTAATCCAGCACCATCAGCTAGTAGATCATCATTACCTAAAGTACCTACTTCAACCGGTAATTTTGGCGGTGGCGGAATGGGTCAAATCACAAACATTACAGTTAATGCAATCGATGGCGAAGGTGCTGCAAGAGCCGTTGCAAAGGTAGTTAATCAATCAGCTGCTCGAAGCGTGCCATTACTTACTGGTAACGGTATTAGACTTCAATGAGTGCTTTTACACCTGACTGGAAGTTAACTGTCGGTGGTGTTGATTATACTGACATAGCAATAAGCGACATTCAGCATGAAGCAGGTCGCACAGATATTTACCAACAACCATCACCATCATATTGCTCAATAACCTTAGTTGCTTTAAATAATCAAACATTACCTTTTGACATAAACGATTCATTTGACTTACAGGTAAAAGACTCGACTGGATCTTATGTAAGTTTATTTGGTGGCGACATTACCGATGTGACTGTTGAGGTTGGATCTACTGGATCAGCTGCAACAGTTGTCCAATACACACTTATTGTTATGGGGTCACTTGCTCGAATTGCTAAAGAGATCTTTAATGACAACATTTCTCAAGATGAAGATGGCAACCAAATCTATGAGATTCTTTCAAGCGTCTTACTTGGAACTTGGAATGATGTGCCATCTGCTTCAACTTGGGGAACTTACAATGCAACCGAAACTTGGGAAAATGCTCAAAATTTAGGACTTGGCGAAATAGATCAACCTGGTCTTTACACAATGAGTTCACAATCAAATGTTACTAACACTATTTACAATGTAATTTCAGATATTGCAACTTCAGCTTTTGGATATATTTACGAGGACAATGCAGGAAATATAGGTTATGCAGATGCAGACCATAGGCAGAATTATCTTTTAGTTAATGGTTATGTTGAATTAGATGCTCGCCATGCGTTAGGCGCTGGCTTATCTACAATTATGAGATCAGCAGATGTTCGCAATGATATTTATATCAATTATGGCAACAATTACAATTCACAGGTTGATGCCACAGATGCCGCTTCAATTGCCCTATATGGTTACAAAGCTGAAACTATCAACTCTAGGGTTCATGGGGCTACCGATGCTCAAGATATTGCCGATCGATACATAGCACAGAGAGCCTATCCAATCCCAGCATTCCAATCGATTACATTCCCAATCACTAACTCTGAAATCGATAACGCAGATCGGGATGATTTGCTAGCTGTATTTATGGGAATGCCAGTTCATATTCAAAACCTACCGACCCAAATATCCGGTGGAGATTTTGAAGGTTATGTTGAGGGCTGGTCATGGAGCACTCGATTCAATGAACTGTTTCTCACAATTAATGTTTCCCCAGTCGCATTTAGCCAAGTGGCGATGCGTTGGAATACAACCCCAGCCACAGAGGCTTGGAACACAATCGACCCAACTTTAACTTGGGAATACGCTACAATAATCTCATAGGAATAGGATAAAATGGCAACTACTACCAATTACAGCTGGACTACCCCAGACGATACCGCGCTGGTTAAAGATGGTGCACTTGCAATTCGCACACTTGGTTCATCTGTTGATACAACTGTTAAAAACTTAAATCCTGAAACTACGACTGGAGCAATTTCCTATCGTGGAGCAACCGCTAATCAAAAAACTGCATTACCAATTGGAACTGCTGGTCAGGTATTAACTGTCAATTCTGGTGCAACTGCTCCTGAATGGAAAGATGCAGCTGGTGGTGCTAATTTTACATTATTAAACGCAGGTGGAACAACCTTGTCAGGTTCATCAACAATTACAGTTTCAGGAATATCTGGCAAAGATAAAATTCTAGTTCTTGTAGATGGTGCAACTTGCGCAACTGCTAACCAATACTTTAATTTAAGATTAAATACAGATTCAGGAAATAATTATAATCAATTTGGTTCTACTGGTTATGCTGGAGGCAGTTATTCAGCAGGAGATGTGATAAGAGAAATTTCCGATCTCTCAACCGCACAAATCAGATTAGCAGCGACTTCAAATAATGCTGGTTCGACTGTTGGCGCTTATGTTTATTTAACTGGTTGTAATTCAGCCGGAGTTAAAGCTTTCCAAATGGCTGGTGCTGGTAATCCAAGCGGTGGAAGTGCCCAAGAAAGATTTTCAACAGGTGGCTTTTATTCTGGCTCAAGCACTATTTCATCAATTTCTATCGTGGGAACAAATAATTTTAACGGTGGAATTGTCTATGTTTATACAAGCGCATAAGGAGTAATTATGAAAATAACTGAAAAAGAGTTTAATGTTATTACAGGCGAGGAAACAATTACCGAGCGCGATGAAACTACTGCTGAGAAAAAAGCAAGAGAAATTTTAGAAAAAGAATTAGCAGCAAGAAAAGTTGAAGCTGAATCAAAAGAAACAGCACGCCTAGCAATTGCAGATCGTCTTGGTTTAACTGCTGACGAACTTCAAATCTTACTTGGCTAATGAAGCCATATTTATCTAAAGCTGCTGAAACACTACGCGACCAAATAAATGGAGCGTTCTTGGATCGCAGCCGGAAGTCTGATGGATGGATCGGTGATCTTAAGCATCAATCTAGAAAATCCGATCATAACCCAAGACCAGACGGAGAAGTTTGCGCAATCGATATTGACGCTGGCCTATCTGACGAACAAGGGATTAGTTATGCTCTGGCAGATCAACTTCGACTCACAGCAAAAAAAGATAAGCGTATATCTTACATAATTTTTAGCAAAAAAATCTGCTCAAATAAGTCATTATGGCGATGGGTCAAATATCGCGGCATTAACCCACATGACAAGCACATCCACATTTCTTTCAAACCAAATCAAAATGGCAAGAAGTTCGACATCCCACTACTGAAAGGCAATTAATGAAACTATCTAAAAAACACAAAGCAGCAATTAAGTCATATTTGAGAGCTGTCGCAGCTAGTGGAATTACAGTAGCCTTAGCAATAGTGGCTGACATTCATCCAGCCTATGCAACTATGCTTGGTGCAATTGTTGCGCCTATTGCAAAAGCGTTAGATCCAAAGTCAGGGAGCGAAGCTGATTACGGAATCAATGCTTCATGACCGCAAACGAATGGGTTGGCATAGCCGTTGGCGTAAGCGCCGTATCTACAAGTTTATTACTGGGTCTGCGCTGGGTTATTAAATCTTATTTACAAGAATTGAAGCCAAATTCTGGAAGTTCGATCAAGGATCAAATTACTAGACTTGAAGCGCGTGTTGATGATCTGTTCGTCTTAATTAGTAAGCGATAATTTCTGCTATGGCGAACACACGAAAACGCACACCACGCAAAAAGGTTAATCGGAGAGTAGTTCGCCAAACTCCTGAACCATTATCAAAACTGGATCAATTCTATATTGCAAAGCATGAAATGTTTAGAGCTGCACGCAAGGCTGGATTTAATGAATCGTGTGCGCTTTACCTAATGGATAATCCTGAGTCGATGCCTGACTGGATCGTGGGCGATAAAGGAATAATCCCAACTATACCAACTCCAGATGAGGATGACGATTAAGCGATACTTAGTAATAAGTGATTTGCAAATTCCATACCACCATGAAGCAGCTGTAAAGAATGTCATTAAACTGGCAAGGCGTGAAAAGTTTGACAGCGTTTTATGTGTTGGCGATGAGATCGACTTTCAAACCATTTCTAGATGGGCTGAGAAAACACCTTTGGCTTATCAACAGACCCTTGACGCAGATCGTAAAGCTACTCAAGACATTCTTTGGGCATTAACTGAAAATGCTAAGGAAGCGCATATTGTTAGATCAAATCACACAGATCGCTTATACAACACACTCTTAAAAGTTCCGGGCTTAATCAGCCTACCTGAATTGCAATACGCCAAGTTCATGGATTTCGATAATTTAGGCATCACTTTTCACAAATCATTTTTTGAGTTTGAAAAGGGCTGGTTGCTCGGGCATGGGGATGAAGGAAACTCTAATCCTAACGCTGGCTTAACTGCCCTAAATCTCGCCAAAAAGGTCGGTAAGAGCGTTTTAATTGGGCATACCCACAAGTTGGGTCTATCTTCGTTTTCTGAGGGCTTAGGAGGGCAATACAGGACGATTTACGGTATAGAATCCGGCAACTTAATGAACAAAGCGAAGGCTAGTTACACAAAAGGCATCGCCAACTGGCAAATGGGCATAGTTATTTTAGACTGGAATGGCAAGAATATGACTCCAACACTTATTCCGATCAATAAAGATGGCAGTTTTACAGCTCTTGGAAAGTCGTATGGGTCTTGAGACCGATTATCGGGATAGGACGATTGATGACCATATCGATGATCTTGAGGATCTTGGCGTTATCTAATCGTTATAAAACACGCCGTAAATAACTAACTGAGTGTCCTTGCTTTAAGTCATACTTTCTGTATCAGGCAACCGCTTGATATTAGGGAGCGAACATGGAAATAGTAGGATACGGATTTATTATAGGCTGTTTAATTGGAGCAGCTTTATATTTCTGGGATGAACACCGAAAGTCAGAAATTTACGATAATGGCTATTATGCCGGTAGAGCTGCTGGATGGAAGTCTTGCATAGATCATCAAGCCAAAATCCAAAAACTTAAATTAGAGCAGGTTTTTGATTATGACAAAAACTGAGAAGTTATTTGAACAAGTTATTGACATTTTGCACGGGCGTGGAAAAAGCTATGGCCACCCAATTACTCAACACAAAAGAATTGCCGAGTTGTGGTCGGCTTACTTGGGTTATCCAATACAACCAAATGAAGTTGCAATGTGCATGGTCTTGGTCAAAATCAGCAGACAAGCTGAAGATCCAAAGCTTATGGACAATTACATCGATGCGCTTGGATACATGGCCATTACAAAAACAATAACCGAAGCAATGCTTGATGAAGAATTTAATGGAGCGTGGGAATAATGTTTAACTTAGACAATTATGAAACAGTAGAATCGAGATTGGAAAAATGGCATGAAAAATACCCTGATAATCGTATCGAGACTGAACTCATTGAAGCGACTGAAAAGCGGTTCGTTGTATTCGCCAAGATCTTTAAGACTGAAGCAGATCCTAAGCCATGTGCAACTGGGCTCGCATTTGAGGTCATTACGGAGAAGGGTGTTAATAGCACATCTGCATTGGAGAATTGTGAAACTTCAGCGATCGGTCGTGCGCTCGCAAATGCTGGTTTCGCAGCTAAAGGCAAACGCGCTTCACGAGAGGAAATGGCTAAGGTAAATAATGCTGAGCCAAATCAATATGAAAAGAAATTACAGGAAAGGCGATACGGAGCGCCGGGAACTAAATCAGCAGCAATTGAGGATGCACTTAGAGCTTCATTTGCAGTAGATAACAAAGTCGATGATCCGCAACAATGGACTATTGCCGATGCTGTTGATGCAGTTGGCGCAACACCTAAAGAGCCACCTGCTTGCGAACATGGGCATATTTTGAAGCAAGGCGTTAGCAAGGGCGGTAAGCCATATTATGGATATGTTTGCAAGGGATCTAACAAAGACCACGCTATCTGGGCAAAGATGACTGCCAAAGGATCTTGGTATTTCGAGGGGGTTCAATAGTGGGATACATAGCCTTTATTAATGG